GGACAGTGTTGTATTGAGTTTTTCCCAGTCTGCGATCATGGGTTCGGAGCGTTGTCCGTTTTTGTGATTGATGAATTGAAACATATATCTTTGATTCATATTTTGTGTTCCTTAAGTCGGGCTTTGCCCTCATGGTTAATTTGCCGGTTTCTAAGTTTTGTTTGTGTGACCGGCTTTGCGAATTTTGATCGATTTGGTTTTATATCGTCCAGATCTACTCGACCTGGTCGGAAATTGGATTGATCAAACCAATCGAAGTATTTTTTTGGGATCGGGTATTCCCGTCCCTCTATTACTATTGTTTCTGTTTTTTGGAGTTCCTCCTGATGTTTCATTGCCCAGTTCCACCCGATGGGTGGTTTTCGGGATTGCATTGTAAAGGTGTCTTTGTCGTCGAGTTTTTTGGTGACGTAGCCTGACACGTAGCAGGCTGTTGCGTGGGTAAAGTCACCGATACTGACTGTACCTGCACCCCAAATAGCGGAAAGAAAGGGATTCCCGTACAGCTGGTCATCAATAGGGTAAGCACCGCCGCGGAAATCCTCATTGAATAGGATTGCATGATAGTGCGGTCGGTGAGTTTTTTCGCCGTATTCTCCGCATACGAAATACCGGATTGGCCGGGATGATTCCCGGCGTAGTCTTCTGATGAAGTTTTTGACGTGGTTCTTTTCGAGTGCGGGTGGAGCGTCGGCGTAGGTGAGTGTGACAAAGCAGTTCCTGTCGTACTGGGTTGATTCATGAGTCATTCTGATTGCCCAGTCTTTAGATCGATCTGCAGTGCAGCCTTTGCATTTTCCGCACGGGATATAGAAGTCAGGCTCCATTTGAGAGCCTTTCCTAGAGAAGGTTATCTCATGTTTCCCGTTCTGGTTTGGCAGCTTCTCTCGCCATGCTGGACGAAGATAGAAGCAGGCCATTTCAAAAAGATCCCCCGCGTCCGGGGGTAAGGATCACAAGCGAATTCCTCCCCTTGATCGGACTGCGCTTGGCATATTCTTTTTGTTGGGCATCGCGGTGGCCTTGAATTTTCGGCCGGGTTTCCCTGCTCTGCGGCGTCGTTGCATTTCATTTGGCTCCTGTTTTTGGTTTTTTGGCGTGGAGCGTGGTCCACTATGGCGGAAAGGATCAAGTGCTTTTCCGCCTTGGTAGGGTAAGGATTTTTTGGGGGGGCTGTCAAGCCCCCCGTTTTTACTGGTCTGTAGGACAGTGATTATCTGAATGCCCGCTATCGCTCTTAGATGTTAGTTAGTGGTTTTGAGTATGTTATGTCACATAACATGGGTTTCGCTTCGCTTATATGTGCTGTGCACATGAAAAGGGCCCGAATGGGCCCTTTTTGGTTTTTTAGTGGAGAAGATTTATTCGACTGTTGGAGGCGGTTCCGTCGCGTTTTGTGTTTCTTCTGGTTTTGGTTTATTCGCGTTTTTTTGTGCCTCTTGTAGTCGTCTGTTCTTCTCCTGGTTGATCTGTTCCAGATGTTCGCGTGCTTCGCGTGCGTTTTCGATCAACTGAGTTAGATCGAGTCCCTGCAGGTTGGTCACGTCTGCATAGACCGGTTCTGATGTTGGTTGTGGCATTACTCCGGTTCTGGAGAACCGGGCCACGATTTGATTGACATTTGTGTCATTGCCGAGGTTTGCCTGAGTTCTGGATTCTGAGGAAACGGGTGTTACCGTTTTTACTCGCTCCCAAGGTTTGCGGATATATGGTCCGACCTGGTCGCACGTTTGTTGCTGTGTTTTTCGCATTAGTCTTTTTCTCCGATTGGGGGGAGTACGTTGAAGTATTCGAGAAATTGATCGAATTTTTTATTTAGCATGTCATCAAGTATTTTGATTTGGTCTCGGCCCCATTTATCAGCCTGTCGTGCTGAACCTAGGGCGCCGGTTGCTGTTTCTTTAGCTTGGTCTAAAAGGCTAATTGCGTCTTCTGGTGTTTTTACCAGATCGGCCATTGTTTTTTTTATTCTCGCGTTTTGGGTGTTTAGATCGGCTTGAGCTCTTGCAGCTTGTGCTGATGCTTCTGCCGATTGACTTTGCGAGGTCATTAGTTTACGGGATGTTTTTTGAGTCATTATGTCGCTGGCGGTTTTTGCGCCATTGGCTATAGCGTTTCCGTAGTCTGGCACAGGGGCCATTGCGCCGGCGGGCGAACTGGCGGGTGATCCAAGGGCCAGTATTCGGTTTAGTCCGGCGGCCTCTAGATCTTTTGCGCTTCTCTGATAAGCGGTATTCGACATTCGTTCTTGGAATGCCATTTGTTCCCGGGCCATTTTTTTTGCGTCTTTGGCGCTGGATTTGGAACCGAGGAAGGAGCCGATGGCTCCAATCCCGGCTCCGAGTACTGATCCTGCGCCAGCGCTTATTGCTGGTAGTGCCATTATTGTTTCCTACTGAAGAGGATGACGATGAATACTGCAAGCATGATTGCATCTATTAGTTCCATTAGAAATGGTCCACCAGGCCGGGTACTGAGTAGATCGGCATTGGGCGTTCGCAGATAAGGTTATGCCATGCGTCGACAATGAATTGTGGTTCGCTGGGTACTGCGATAACGCGTGTTACTGGTGGGTTTTCCGCAATAAAGGTGCGATTGAGCCCCGGTAACGTGTCGTAGTCTTGAGCAAGGTGCCAGACGTCGAGTGATTCGGGGTCTTTTGAACGCATTTTTCCGGTGATTCTGCCGGGGAAGTATCTGTATTCGGCATATCGTTCTTGAAATCCCCAAGTTTCCAGATCGGTGGCGTCACCTTCGACGTACACCTCCTGATTAAGGATTTGCTGTTCCCCAAGATGGGCGAGGCTGGGCCAGTAGAAGTCATAACGGGTTTGTCTGGACCACATGCGGTCCAAGCCGTTCTGATATGTGAGATCAGCTCGGATACTGAAGATGCAGAACACATAGCCGTGTTCCGTGAAAGAGTGATTGAATCCTCCTTTAATGACACCGGTTCCTGTTGCAGCGAGATTGCCCTGTGGAGCTTCAGTGTCTGCAACTGTTGACGCAATTGGATTGATTGTGATCGAGCCAGTTCCGCCCCCAAGATATTCGGGGCGCTGTAATCTGAAGTCTGGCGATTGTACGTTGAAGTGGTTGAGGATGATTTCAATGTAACGGGTTCCTCCGCGTGCGTCGCGCTCGAGCAGTCGTTGAATTTGAAATGCGGTTCTTATGTCGTTGATAGTTGCCGCAGTTGCGGTTGTGAGGTCGGCGTCCAGGTGGGGGTCGTCCCAGAGTGCGTCTTCTGCTGCATCTGTGGCCGGATTGAATTCCCATCCTGCGTTGAGATTGCCGCCCTGTGGTTGAGTTAGTGCGCCGAATGGTTCGGCTGATGTGTTTACGAATGTTGGGCGTCCGGTTCTTGATGATACTACTGGTGCAGTCGTGCCCAGTGGTAAGAATACCGGATCGCCTTTTTGTGGCCATGGCAGTGCGGAAGTGAAGTAGTCTTTCCGCTTGTTTCGCCGTGGCGGTATTGAGTTTGAGATAGGACTGTCGTCTGTTGGTATTGGGAATGAGTCCTCGATGTTTTCGTCTCGGTACCATTCGTTGTAGATAAGGTTAAAACCTCTAAATGGGAGGTTTGTTACGTTGACTGATTTTGATGTATCTGTGAGTGGTATGCCGAAGTAATCGGCTACCGTTCCTGCGATGGTTGAGCAGTCGAGTGTCATTTGAGGGATTGTTAGATCTGCCGGATCGTCTTCCGGGTTTTTTCTTTCGCCCATGAAGTATTTCCACTCATCCCATACGAGACGATTGGGCACGAAGAAGTAGTGTAGATCACCGTGCATGTTGTCCATGATGGGTTTGAGTGGTGTGGCGAGTCGCACGAATAACGTGCTGTTCATTCTGAAGGTATCGCCGGGTACGACCTCATCGCAGAATATTGGGTAGAGTCTCCCGGCGTCTACTGTGGTTTTGTATCCATGAGAGCGATCGAATGCAGAGCGTTCGACGTCTGCAGCTGGGAGTTGTGAGAAGTGATTTTGTGCCGTTACTGTTGACGGCTGTTGGACGATTCTTTCAGACATTTGCGTTTTCTTCCATGTGGTTTTTCTTGTACATCTCAAGGAATGAGCTGATTTTGATTAGTGGGGTCTTTGGTATGACCATAGTTTCGTTGTCTTCTGGATCGAGCAGAGCTACGAGCAGAATGTAGTTGTCCTGATCGATGGTGTTCTCGTTATCGGACAGTGTTGTATTGAGTTTTTCCCAGTCTGCGATCATGGGTTCGGAGCGTTGTCCGTTTTTGTGATTGATGAATTGAAACATATATCTTTGATTCAT